ATCCTCAAGCCCAGGTAGTAACAATTCCCATCTCTCTTTGGGACTCAGAAAAAGCCCTCAGCTTTATGCGAGACCGAGTGAAGCTTCATCAGCAAGCAAAGAATATTCTTCCAGAGTGTTCTACTGAGGAAAGATGGGCGCGTGCAGATGTCTATGCAGTTATGAGAACTGGAAAGAAAAGAGCCCATAAATTGTTTAACTCAGAACATGAGGCTCTTCTATTTGCCTCATCAGCTAAAGATCTCAGTGTTGTGAGGCGCCCAGGACTAAGCGTGAGATGCGCTGATTACTGCTCTGTTTTACCGTTTTGCTCTCAAGGCAAAGCTCTCATTGAAAACCAAACTAAAGAAAAAGGAGAAGAATAATATGCTGTTTCAACCAAGACAGAAGGGATTAGGACGAGAGAACTTCCTTAAACTGAATGATCAAGAGGAGGTCACTGGGGTATTTCGTGGAGATATTTACACTTTTAAACGGCACTGGAACGATAACCGGAGCCTAGAGTGCCCCGGTAGTGGCTGCACACTCTGCTCAACAGGGCTAAAGGAAAACTTCCCCTCATTTCGCTTTCGAATCAACTTTGTCACATATAAAGACGGTCATTTCTCTGCAAAGATCTTTGAAGGAGGCGGAGAAACATACGATTTACTCGTGAGTCTCGATAAGAAGTTCGATCTCAGTAAAACATTGGTGGATATAACTCGACGAGGCTTAAAGCAGAACACGAAGTTCGACTTTCTCCCTCGAGTAGATCATCCAATTACTCCAGAGATCGAGTTCAAGATTAAGAACGTCACACTAGTAACCCTTCAGAATTGAGACTTAGGTTTATGTCTAATGAAAAATATTACTTGAAGGTCCGCCTTGAGGGTCTACCGCCTACTCTAAATAAGTTAAACTCTATGCACTTCATGGCTAGGGCACGAATAAATAGAGAATGGCGTGAGGCAGTTTGGGGTGCAATTGGAAATCAAATTCCTGCAAGACCACTAAAGCGTGCTGAAATTACTATAACTCGGCATAGCTCCGTTGAGGGCGACGGCGATAACTACGCTGGAGGCTATAAGTCGATCATAGATGCGCTGAGGCACATGAAGATTATTGAAAACGACAAGGTCTCAAACATTGGAAACATCAGAACATTGTGGTGCCGCGAAATGCCCAGAAATGGATGGACATGCTTAGAAATACAAGAAATTTAAAGCGCAAAATATCAGCAAATAATTGATTATTAAAGACTACTAATAAACCATCTCAGAATAGTGAATGAGAGAAAACTAAGGGGAAGAAGTATGAAATTACGATTTAGTCACTGTGTGAAAGAATATGTAGACATCGATTATGCAGATAAACTTGGAGCAAAGGAACTGACTTGGTTAAGTGAGTTCTTAGATCACGAATACAACGCAAGACCACGATTAAAGGCAGCTAAAGATGAGAGAAGGAGCTCGTATCGCAGGAAGTATGAAGCAAAGAGTGATCTGTACACATATTGGAGAAGAACTGAAGTTAATCTAGCAGAGATCCCTTCAGATATTGAGAGAGACTTAAAAAAAGAAAGAAAGAGAAGCTCTAATATTACCATGTCTCTATTGAGAGCATTAGTCTCTAGCAACTGAAGAGAGTATTAAAATGAGTACTGAGAAGAAATTGAAAGATAATACGATGAGTGCTTATACAATCTCAAAGGGATCTTCTCCCCTGCATTATAAGCTGATTAAGCTTGTATTAAAGGGAAAGACTCTTGAAGAGGTTGAAGTACTTACTGAGGAGATATTACCTGTTGTATTAGGTAAAGTTGAACAACTCCTACATGAAGAGAGATATAAATCATGAGGCTTCTAAAGCTCTTATCTCTCTCTAAAAGAGAAGATTTAGATCTGATCTCTATAGGATCAATATTACTCTTTATAAAGCTTCTTGTGGTTAACTCCTTATTTTATCTCTTAATCTTCTCAGTACTCACTATGATCTATCAGGTTACTCTAGAGATCTTAAAGCATAGAAAAAAGAACACTGAATCTAATCTGACTCTCCGTATTGATGCTCTTGAGAGAGAGATCTCTAGCTTGAATACAGTTTTAACTCTTAGAGGTAGACATGGGTAGACCTAAAGGATCTGGTAATAAACGTACAAATGAGTTTAGAGCTATTTTACATAGTATTAGATTTGATCTACCTAAAGAAGCAGCTAAGCTCTATCCATCTCTATCTCCTGCAATGAAGTTCAAGATGTTGGAATATCTTACCCCCTATTGTTATCCTAAGCTATTTGCAAAGGTAGTTGAGGAGGAGGATGTACCCGAAGCTTTAGCTGAGTCTACTGAAGCTCTACTAGCATTAGCTGATACCGATAATAATGAAGTGAAGAAGATTCAGGATGTTGAATCAGAGTGTTAAAAATGAATTATGGCGTCGTTCAGTTCTAACTTGGAAGCTTCATTCAACTCAGAAGCAGATTTATAGGGCTATAGATTCTTCTAAGAAAAGCCTATTCGTTGCATTATGTTCTAGACAGTTAGGTAAGAGCTACATGATGGTAGTAAAAGCGATTGAACAAGCTTTAAAACAACCTAATTCTAGGATCAAATACGGTACGGCTTTTCTATCTGATCTTCAAGAGTTCATCATCCCTACTTTTAACCAAGTACTTGCGGATTGTCCAAAATGGTTAATACCTCGCTACAATGTGCAGCAAAGTAAGTTCATTTTTAAGAATGGATCGGAGATTAAACTTGTTGGCCTTGATATGAAGCCTAACGGTCTTCGAGGTAATACTATTGATCTGATTATCCTAGATGAGGCAGCGTTCATAAATAACCTTAAATATCTTTACGATAGCGTCATAGTACCAGCAACCATTCACAGACCTAAATGTAAGATTCTTTTAATCACAACTCCTCCGGTATCTCCAGATCATGACTTTGTAGAGTTCTATCAGCGTGCTGAGAAGCAAGGTTCGAGTATAAAGTTTACTATCTTTGATAACCCTATGCTTACTCAACAAAGAGTTGCTGACTTATGTGAAGAGGCAGGAGGAGTCAACTCTAGCACGTGGAAACGGGAGTATCTCTGTGAGTTTGTGACAGATACAAACCTAGCGATATGTCCGGAATGGAAGGATGCCTTCATCAAAGAGTTTAAACGTGATGAGTATTTTAAATTCTATCACAAGTATACTTCCTTAGATATCGGGACAGTTGACTACACTGCAGCATTATTTGGGTACTATGATTTTAGAAATGGGAAATTAGTAATCGAGGATGAGGCTCATCTTCATGGTCCAACAATGACGACTGAGACCCTGGCTAAGTTGATTCGTGAGAAAGAGTCTGAACTTGATTATGACCCGACTTACCTTAGAATTGCCGACAATAATAATCTTATTCTACTTCAAGACCTCTCTTACATTCATCGTCTTCCATTTTCTCCAACCTCAAAAGATAATCTTCACGCGATGGTGAATGAACTGAGGCTTTGGGTATCTCAAGAGCGAATACTCATTCATCCACGCTGCAGGATGCTTATAGGAAATCTGCGTTATGGGTTGTTCAATAAAAAGAGAAGTGAGTTTGATCGCTCAAAACTTTATGGGCATTACGACCATTTAGCCTCATTGGTTTATCTTGTGAGGAACATAAATCAGAGTACAAATCCTATTCCCGCATATTTTGCTCATAATTACGAAGTTATTGACACTGATACGAACCAGAAGAGCAATGAAAGCACCATTTCAAAGCTCTTTGGTCCAAAACTAGGAAGGCGAGTCAATGCAGTACTGGGCATCTAAAAGTATATCCGAGCTAGGCCCAGAACTAGCCTCTCGGGTAGATAGTTATTATAAGCATCTGAACTCTAGTGGTATCTTGTCTCGTTGGAGAAAAGCATACAGAGCTTATTATGGACTTTCTATAGACGGCCAAAATGACACAACAGCAGTAGGTTCAGCCGGTGAGCAAGGTGAGTATCGAATTCTTAAGGTAAATCATCTGAGAAACGTTGGTTTGCATCTTCATTCATTTGTCACTGCTCAAAGACCTGCTTTAGAATGCACTGCTATAAACACAGATAGAAAATCCCAAGCCCAAGCAGTTCTCGGAAAGGGATTAATTGATTACTATCTCAAGCAGAACAGGCTTGAAACAACCTTTATAAGGGCTTGCGAGAGAGCTATTCTCTACGGAGAAGGATTCACAGAACTCTCTTGGAATGCCAATATTGGCAACGAATATGGTTATGATCCAGAGTCTAATTCCGTTCTATATAATGGAGATATAGAGCATAGATCCTTGGGTCCGATTGATGTTATTAGAGATGGACAGGCTATTGATAGTGATGATCTCCCCTGGTTGATCACCCGTCACTACATGAATAAGTATGATTTGGCAGCTAAACACCCAGAAAAGGCACATCAAATCCTTGCTATTGATAGCAAAACTGACGCTAGAAGGGCTATTTCTGTCATTTCCAGGGGGGAAACTGACCTTATTCCCTTCTACAGGTTCTATCACAAGCAGACAGCGGCATTAAATAACGGTCGAATCACTGAATTTCTGGACAGTGGCTTAGTACTTATCGATGGAAATCTACCTTTTTCAGAGATTCCGGTTTATCGGGTTGCGGCTGCAGATTGGATGGAAACCATCTTTGGATTCACTCCCATATATGATCTTTTAGGCATCCAACAGGCAATAGATGCACTTTATTCAACCATATTTACCAATCAAAGCAATTTTGGAGTAACTAACGTACTCTCACCTCGAGGCTCAAACCTAAGTGTAAAACAGATCGCAGAGGGCCTAAATTTGATCGAATATGATCAAAAAATGGGTGAAATTAGGGCTTTAAACCTTACTCAAACTCCACCAGAGATCTTTAATTTCACTAGAATCCTCATACAAGACCTAGAAACTCTTTCAGGAGTGAATTCTGTCACGAGAGGTAATCCAGAGGCCTCTTTGAAGAGTGGAGCTGCTCTTGCTCTCGTTGCATCTCAGGCGGTTCAGTTTGCTAGTTCTTTACAACAATCTTATTACAAAATGATCGAGCTGGCTGGTACAGCTACAATCACTATTCTCCGTGATTACGCAAAGACTCCTCGAGTAGCTATGATTGCAGGAAAATATAACCGCTCACTAATGAAAGAGTTCACAGGTGATGATCTCACCCAAGTGAGTCGAGTTGTGACTGAGATTGTTAATCCACTTGCGCGAACGGCAGCAGGCAGAAGAGAACTAGCGCAGGACATGATTCAGGCAGGTCTTATTAAGCGTTCAGAGGAGTATTTGAGCGTGATCACAACAGGAAATCTTGAGCCCCTTTATGAAAACGAGGAGGCATCCCTACTTTTAATTCGAGCAGAAAATGAACTGCTTTCAAATGGCAAGAGACCAGTTGCAGTTATTACTGACGATCATAGACTTCACATATTGGAGCACCGTACGGTTTTGGATAGTCCGGAGGCGCGTCAAAACCTGAGTTTAGTCGAAAATACAACTCAGCACCTTCAGGAGCATCTGAATTTGCTAAAGACTGCAGATCCTGCCTTACTCTCACTTCTAGGTCAGCAAGCTCCTCAATCCCTCTCAGAAAGTATAAACCCGCACTTAGGTGAAATGCTGAATCCCGCTAATCCTAGGACTCAGGAAGCGGGGCAATCACTTCCTCTCGAAGGAGAATAACAGCAAAAAAACTATAATTAAAACACACTTAATCCAGCATTTTTTGAGGTTTTAGCCAATCAATTGAAAGGAATATCAAATGTCAGAGATTACAAATGAAACCCAAGTCACTACAGATCTTCAAACATCAAATTCTGAGAACGTCCAAAGGAGCTCATCAGATCATCTAGATGTCAGAAAGCTTCGATTAAAGGTAGATCAACAAGAGGAAGAGATACCAGAAGCAGAGCTTATTGAGCTTGTTAGAGCAGGGAGAAATGCCACTCAAATAAACAAGGAGGCACTGGAGCTAAAATCCCTCATCGAGAATCTTAAGGTAAATCCAAGAAAAGCGTTATCTGACCCAAGATACGGTATTGATCTTTATAAGTTGGCCGAGGAAACTCTTCTTGAAAAGATTCAGCAGGACATGCTGACTCCAGAACAGAAGAAAATACACGACTATGAGAAGCGTTTTAAGGAAATTGAGGAAAAAGAGAACCTGGAGAAAGAGAGAAAAGAGCAGCAGAAACTTACTGAGGCGGAATCACATTGGATGAATCACTATGACAAGATGTTTCATGAGGCATTGACTACCTCTGGCCTCCCTAAAACTCCTCGAACCATTAAGAGAATGGCTGAAGTAGCAGCCGTTAGTGTTGAAAAAGGGAATGAAATAGACGCAAAAGTACTAGCAAGTATTTTACGTGATGACTACATGGCAGAGCTAAAAGACTTACTGAGTGCTGCAGATGAAGACTCAATCCTAAGCCTTGTTGGTGATGAGATTGGAAATAAGATCAGAAAAGCTGATTTAAAGAGGTTAAAAGCTCAACCTACCCTAGGGTCAGTATCTGTATCTCGAAATAGCACGAGACCTTCTGCCATAAGAACTGAAAAGAAAATCAGCTCAGATGAGTGGCGTGCTCAAATTGAAAGGATTAAGCAGGGCTTAGAATAAGTCCTCTTCAGTCTCTTAATATCGCCATGGACTAATTGAGGAGAGTTCATGAACGATATTAATATTGCGAATACAATGAAGACCCTTGATGGTCTTTATAAACAAGTCTACGCCGCAGGTGTTGAGAAGTTAATCCCTGAGTGCTCAATTATTACTAAAGCGGTGCCATTTCGAGAATCTGAGCGCCTTGGAGATAAGTATCACCAGCCTGTTTTACTTACAGGTGAACAGGGCGTTACTGTAGCCAAATCAGGTTCTGGAAAAGTTCGTCTGAATGGTTCCGTCGCCGCTTCGATGAAGGACGCTCAGATTGAGGGCTCAACCTATTACATCAGGGGTCAACTTACCTATGACGCTGCAGCTCGCGCAATTGGAAGCAAGAAGGCCTTCGCAAAGGCAACAGATCTTCTAGTTGAGAATATGGTCGAGAGCTTAACAAAGCGCTTGGAGATTGCATACCTCTATGGCGGCTCTGGCTTGGCAAAAGTAGAAAAGATCGTGATTGATGCCGATAGCCCGAATACCGCAACTCTCTTTATTCAGTCCTTGAGCTGGACTGCAGGTATCTGGGGTGGCCTAGAGAATTCAGAGTTTGATATCTATGATGGATTTTCGAAGGTAAATAGCAACTCACCTTTGATTCTATCTACTGTAGATGTCGATAACAGAGCTTTAACCTTCACAGGAAATGCAGCAGATCTATCCGGAATTAAGCAGGGCCAAAGTATTTATTTCAAGGGTGCTTATGGCCAAGAATTCTATGGATTCGATGCAATTTTTCAGAATGCAGGACAAATCTTTAATATTGATGCTTCAAAATATGCACTTTGGAAGTCAAGTGTTTACCCTGTAAATGGTCAACTATCTTTAGCGGCTATTTTATCAGCTACTAATAGAGCTGTAGCTCGTGGACTTAATGAAAAAGTAACTTGCTACATCAATCCAGAAAAGTTCACTCCACTTTCAGTGAATGAATCTGCACTCAGACGGCATGGTGGAGAAAAAGATGTCTCTAATGGCAGCGAGAGCATTAAGTTCTACTCTTCTAACGGTGAGATTGAAATTGTCCCCCATCCTTTTGTGAAATGGGGAGATGCCTTCATTCTTCCTCTCAAACGAGTCAAACGTGTTGGGGCGACGGATGTGACATTTAACATGCCGGGGCGCGGAGATGAAATCTTTTTGCACATTCAAGAAGAGACCTGTTATGAGATGCGCGCAATGGCAGACCAGGCCATCTTCGTTGAGCAACCTGCAAAGTGCGTAAAAATGACAGGTATTCAATGAAAAATCTCGATAACCAAGCCCGCAGCAATGTCTTAAAGCAACTGATCGCCATGATGGGCGAGAGCATGGCAAATAGAAAGCAAAACAGTGCGCTCCAGATCGAAATTAAACCATCGAACTCCTCCAATGAGTTAACTGATGAAGACTGTCCTCACTGTGACGGGGATGGTTGCAGGTTCTGCGGATGACAAATGAAGAGCTTATTTCTGCAGTCAAACTGAGGGCATTCATTCCCATTTCACAAGCAACATTTTCAGAGATGGATATCATCTCAATTGCTGAAAGTGTCATTGAGACAAGGATAGTGCCTTTTCTAGTGCGACTACAGGAAGGCTACTGTTTGAGTGAGGATGGCAAAGAGTACTTAATCCCGAAACTCCATCAACTCCCTAAAGTACTTGAACCCATTCTTGCTCAAGCGGTTGCTTGCCAATTACTTGAGATTCTAGGTTTCATCGATAAAGCAGAGGTTGCTCGGCGAGCTCTAAATCAAATGGAAAATGATGTAATTCCACTCTTATCTCCCAGAATAGATAGGCCAAGGAAGAGAATTTTGAACAGATCTCAATTAGTGAGGTTCTCATGAGTCAATTTATCAATTTTAATACTCAAGGACTCTTCACTTACACAAATGAACTGACTGCAGGAGAAGGAACCCTAAAAGTCGCTGATAACGTAGTGATCAATCAGCAGGGTGTCGTTGAAATGTGCCGAGGCTTTGAAAAGCACAAAATATTGAACTCAAAAATCAATAAGTTAATTCCCTATAATGGCAAATTACTCACTGATGTTGACCTACAGTTACAAACAGAATCTGGTTCACTGCGAATGGTTCATTTTAATTCAAATCACTACATTGCGACTGACCGAGGGTTAATTAAAATTGAAGATAGTCAACCCATCCTTGCAGGTATGCCACCAGCACTTGATGTGACTGCAACCCTGTTTGAAAAAAGGGGCTATCTTCAAAAAGAGCAACAGGTCGCATATAGGGTTGTTTGGGGATATATAGATTCAAAGAAGAATCTCATTCTAGGAGCGCCATCGCAAAGAGTTGTGATTACAAATGCAACTGTGGATTCAAGGCAAGTCAAACTCGACTTTGCAATCCCTAACGGCATTACTGTCAAACATTTTTATCAAATCTACAGAAGTGAACCATCATTAACTGCATCAGATGAACTATCTCTCATTCTTCAAAAGATCCCGACTCTTGAAGAGATTCAATTTAATAGGATCTCAATTATAGATAACTTACCGAGAAATCTTGAAGGGGCAGCGCTTTACACGAATGAAACCCAAGAGGGAATTCTACAAGCAAACGATCGACCCCCTACTGCTCAAGATATAGCTGTATTTAAAGATTGCCTATTTTTTGGAAATACAAAGAGTCTATACTCTCTCATTCTTAAACTTGAGACTATTGGTGCGCCAGACGGTCTGTCAGAAGGAGATGTTCTCTCTATTGGCGCCTATAGTTTTAAAGCCTCTGGAGGTGAAAACCTAAAAAACAATGAATTTCAAGTTTCAAAAGATCCTTCTTCAAGGGGCATCAGTGAGACGATTTCCTCATTGATCCGCGTTATTAATCAATCATCTTCTGGTTTCTATGCCTACTCTTTTGAGACGAATGAAGATCCAGATGATATTGGTAAGATTCTAGTAGAGAGTAAATCTCCCTTTCATGTAAAGATCTCATCTCACTTAGATTTATTCTCTCCAAGCTTGCCCCAAGATGCATTGAGTGATCAAAAGACTAATGCCATCTTTTTTTCCAAAACTCAGCAGCCTGAGAGTGTTCCGCGCCTCAATTATATCTCTCTAGGCTCATCTGAAAATGAGGTTCTTCGCCTCATTCCTCTGCGTGACTCACTTTTTTGTTTAACCTCCGAAGGTATTTTTAGAATTATTGGTTCGACTCCTGAAAGTTTTAGCAAAGAACTCTGTGATTCAAGTGTGAGACTTATAGCACCAGAGTCGGCAGTTATTCTTGGTAATCAGATTATATGTCTTACGAATAAAGGGGTTTCTGCAATCGGTGACTCTGGTATTTCTATCTTGAGCAATCCCATCAAAGATATTATTGCGGAATTCACAACTTCAAATCTAAGGGATTTGACTAGAAGACTAGCCTTTGCAGTGCCTTATGAAAGTGAGAACTCTTACCTTCTTTTCTTACCTTCAACCAAGGACGATCAGTTTTGTACTCAAATTTTAATTTATAATTTCAACACCAATACTTGGACACGTCAGATCAAATCAGCTTCCGATGCAATTATTCCCAATTTTGAAGATAAGCTCTATTTAGCAACGGGTGACGCAATACTTGTTGAGAGAAAAGGAACGGAAAGTGATTACCTTGATGAGAATAACGAGCCTATTCAAGCGAAGCTTGAGTTTCATGCTCACGCAGCGAACAATCCATTTTCACTTAAACAGTGGCAGGAGGTGTCTCTCCTTTTTAGGAGGGTAGGAAAAATATCTCTAGAATTCACGTCGAATCTCTCACCAGAGAAAGAATCTACTTCAATCACTCCTATCAGTAATACTGTCAGGACTTACATTCCACCACAGAAGCAACTCGCCCAAACTATTACAATTGGTCTTGCTACCTCTGAACCTTTCACACTCCAGGGGGTCAGTCTAACTACCCTTGGACAAGGCTCAGAAAGGATCTCAAGATGAGACCAACGCCGATTCGTTTTCTTAGCCAGGATTTTCCAGGTGAAACTCAAACCTGGATTTCAAGATTGATAGTCCCATTGAATCATTTCATGACTTCAGTCAATACGGCCCTCAATAAGGGGCTCACTTTTAGAGATCACATGAACGCAGAGATCAAGACAATTACAGTGACTTGCGCAGATTCGCTAATAGTTTCCTGCAATCTCAAATCAAGGCCTATTGGTGTTTTAATTTTACACTCAGAGCAGGAGCTAAAATCTCCACTTACCCTTGATTGGACAGGTACTGAAGGCGGAATAAAGATTCGTAAGGTTCTAGGCTTGGAAAATAACAAAACTTACACGCTCACTTTACTGGTGATTGGAGGTTAAAAAATGTTTGAATTAAGAAAAGAGAACCAAGAGATAGAGTCTATTAGCGATGAAAATATTGCACGAAAACTCTCGCTCTCTATTGAGGATTTTATCAGAAAAAAAGCCGTTACCACTCTTGAAGCGGCTCAAATTCACTACAATGAATTTATTAGTAGAGTTGATTCAGAAACTACTCATTTTGACGAAGCACTTATTTTAGAGAATCCTCTCCTATTGATCTCAGACGGCGAGAGACTCAAAGAGTTTGAGAGAGTTCGCGATCATGATTACAATGGACCAAGCTATTTAAATGCTAGTGGTGACTGGGCTGAATTGGTAAATACTTCAGTCGATTTAGCTATGTTATCTGATCAAACTCAAGATCAGGACCTGCATGTCATTTTGCTTAGACGCATCTTCCCGGGCAATGACTACACTGTGGCGCAAATGAGGCGTGATTTGCGTCTATTGCAGCTCTCGCCTCCGAGCAGAGTTAAAGATGCGGATGAGCTAAGGAAAAAACTTGATGATTTGGCTTCAAGGGCAAACAAATACGCTGAAGATTCTAAAATGAGGTCTGAAGCTGCTAAACTTAAGACAAGATCAACAGTCTTGAGCCGCTTCGATGAATTCAAAAAGCCTATACTGAGGAGATATGAAGAAGAGTGCAAAAGATATCAATGTTTAAGGGAAAAACTTATTTCTCAAATTGCTAATGCAAGCTTTGACGAGGAGATCCTTTCTCTTTTTGGTATGCCATTTAAGGACTACGCTATGTCACAAGGAAGGATTTATAAGCTTGACATAATTTCTTATATTAATATTTCACCAGATCCTACTTTATTTGAAACTGCGAATTTCGAGGAATTTGATTTAGCAGAAGCATACTCAACACTATTAGGTCAGAAAAATTCATTTCTGCCACTCGCATTTAAGAAAGATGCTTCTCGATCCTCTAATAAGAAAATTGCTGAATTAAATTATGAGCGATTTTTATCTGATCGAAATGCACTTATTGAGGAGTACAAGCACGCACTAGAGAATGAACGAGTCACTATCAGGGGGCGGAAGCAGAATGGGGAAAGTATCAATTTAAGCCTAAATCAAGCAAGGGCGGAAAGGGCCGACGTCATGGCTCATCCTCCTAGCTGGGAAACAAAGTACGGTCCCCATGACACATATAATTGTTTTTGGTCCTTTGATCCTGAGTATCTGAATCGGTTAAATGAGGTGATCAAGAGAAAAGAAGAAGAAATCGGAAATAGATTTCAAATCAACAGAAGACTTGAGGTGAGACCATGTGGCCACTCATAGCATCTATTGCAGCCCCAGCAATTGGGGGAATTATTGGAAATGCCTCTGCGGCAGCCGATGCTGAAGATTCCAGAAAGATGAGGCAAAAGGCCATTGATCAATGGTCAAATATTTCTACCCCATCTGTCTCAGATCAAAGTGTATCCCTTCAGCGCTTTAAAAATGCTGGTGATCTAAGACCAGAACTTGAGCAAACATTTCAACAGGGGCAGACTGAAATGCGATCACTTAACTCTGATCCAATACTCAGGCAAGCTCAGTATCAAGCGTTAGGGCGACTTCAAGATATCTCAAACCAAGGTGGAATGAGTGCTCAGGATAGGGACAGACAAGCGCAGATTCAAATTGAAAATTCAAGACAAGAAAAGGCACAGCGTGGCGCCATTAGTCAAAATATGGCAGCCCGTGGTCTATCTGGTAGTGGAGTTGATATCGCAGCTCATTTACAAGCCCAGCAATCCGCCGCGAATAGAAATTCAGAGCAAAGCAGGAGTATTCAAGCAATGGCGCAGCAGCGTGCCCTTCAAGCAATGATGTCTAGCGGTGAGCTAGCAGGTCATATGCAATCTCAGCAATATCAACAACAAGCTGAGGCTGCTCGGGCTCAAGATATGATCAACAACTTCAACTCAAGAAATATGCAAGCAGTCTCTGGAGGGAATGTAGATCGGATGAATCAGGCACAAGGTTATAATCTTTCAAACTCTCAAAGAGTTTCTGAACAAAATACCAATTTAGCAAATACTGAACAGATGCATAATAAGAATCTTTATCAGCAGAATTTTGATAATCAAACCCGCATCGCCTCTGGTATGAGTAATCAATATCATAACATGGCAGATGCCGAGTTAATGGAGGCTCAGCGGAAGCGCCAGATGTATTCGGGAATCGGGCAAGGAATTGGTCAGGCAGCAACAGCTTATTCTATTTTTGGAGGAAAGGGATGAATCCAAAAATTCGTAGCTATCTTGGTGAAAAATATGGATTCTCCGAAGATAATTCAGATGAAGCTCTAAGAAACGCTATTGAACAGGCTAACAATGCACGAATGGTTAACTCCCTATCGAGGGCAGGTACCACTATTGGAGCAGCACTTGCTGGAACAAGACCTAATTATTCGTTCAATGACGAAATGACCCAGATGGCACAAGCGCCCGTCAACGATCTCATGAATAGAAGGAAAGCACGTGCAGATGACTTATCAGTCCAGAATACTCAACTCAGAGCTGCAAAAGATAGATCACTATTAGACCCTGAAAGCGCTGAGTCTCAGACATTTAGACGATCAGTAGAATCAAATTTTCCTCAAATGAAGCAGTTTTATGGAGACTCTTGGGATTCAGTTTCTGCGGCTGATAAAGAGCTAATCTTTCAGCCGCTCCAATTAAGGGAGCAGATCCAAGCAAGAAGGAAAAAAGAAGATCTATCTTTATTAAGTCAGAAGTTATCTCTTATGGACAAGCTTAATACAAATAATGACATAGAGCATCTTCCTGCTGAAGATAGAGAAGTTGTAAAAGAACTTTCAAAAAAAAATGCACAAAAGCAGTCAATTACAAATCAAATTGATTCTGCAGTTAAATTATTAGAAAACCCAAGAGTTGAAGATGATCAGAAATTATCTCAGGGCAGACAACTTCTAAAGACTCTCAACTCTACTGAGGGTGCGGATGCAATAGGCAAGGAAGAGGCTGAACGCCTTGGATCATACCTTAAATTGAATTTTATGAATTTAACAGAACCAGGGCCGTTTTTTGGTCGTGACTTGAAAAGCTTTGCTGAGCAGGCAAAGCTCACGTCTGGAGTAATTAAAGACGCGATTCATTCAAATGAAGGTATTATAGGAGAAAAATACCGCAAATCTGGAATTCCTCGTTCTGTCCCTCTTAGTGATTGGGAAAATAAAAAGCAGAAGGCAATAGAGTGGGCCAATCAAAATCCAAATGATCCTCGATCAAGAGAGATCTTAAAGAGGCTAAATCATGTTTGATGCTAATGATTTCTTAAAAGAGCTGAATGCACAAGAACAAAGCTTTGACCCAGATGCGTTTCTAAGACAGACGGAAGAAAACCCTAGTTCAATTAATTCAGCGATAAGAGGGGCTGCCCAATCCGCAACTCTGGGATTTGCAGATGAAATGATTGGGGCCGGGGAATCGCTTATAGATAAACTCAGAGGAAGCCCTCAAGCAATAATGGCTCTTTACCGCCAACATCGGGACGAATCGAGAAGGAAATTTGAAGCTGCACGTGAAGGAAATCCAAAATCCTATTTTGCTGGGGAATTACTCGGTGCAGTTCCCTCTGCTTTTATCCCTGGAAGCGGACTTGCAAAAGCAGGCTCAATAGGGGCAGTTATGGGTCTTGGGCTATCAAACTCAGACATTTCTCAAGGGGAGTTAGGCAAAGCTGCAATAGACACTACCCTCGGCTTTGCTGCAGGCGCAGGAACACACAAACTAACAGAGATTCTTGCGCCAAAACTTAATTCTGCTCTTGAGTCTGGACAAAAACTAGTCGGTTCAGGGATGAAAAAGGCAATCTCATCGGCACTCGGTCCTAGCGTAGAGGCAATCGAAGCAAGATTAGCAGGTCGTGCTCAAGACAATATACTTTCGTATCCTGAGCTTGCAGAAGAAATGAAGTCATCACTTAATGTTCTTCAAAAACAGATCAACAATGAAAGTGAAGCTGCAATAAGCCATTTAAATCCACACTCAGAACTAAAATTTGGTGGCGTTGATAAAGAGGTTATAAAAAGAGAGCTTTCAGATCTCAGGAATAAACTTAGGGTGAATGGTAACCTGGTTGGTAATGCAGACCATTTAGCAGATCGTGCTTTAGAAGATATTATACTTGATATTGATCAGTTTGGTGACGGTATTTCTCAATCAGACATAAAGCGAATCGTCCAAAAACTTGACCAAAACATCAACTGGGAAAAGTCAGATGCAAGCTCTACAAATAAAGTACTGAGCCAAGCAAGAAACTCTTTAGACACTATTCTCAAAGACAACTTTAAATATCAGGACTCCATGGAGTCAGTTGCTGACAAAACAGCACTTAGCACAGAGTTAAAAAGACTTTTTAGTTTCAGGAACGAACCTGGCGAAGGCCTAATTACAACAGATGCTACTGCATCGAAAATTAAGACCGCTCTGAACGAAAACAAGGCGGTTACTCAGAAGAACTTAGGAGCTTTAAATAATTATACGGGGAAAGATTTTGTTAAAGCAGCGAAAGACTACGATCTGTCACGTGAATTCAAAGGAGGCTACGCAAACGGCTCTCGGCGAGTAAATTTAGGGGCCATTCTAGGGGCCGGCCTTGGTCATGTAGCTGGGCCACCAGGCGCGCTCATCGGGGCTGCTGCTGGTGGAATGCTAGGTGCGAATCTTGATCGTGAAGGAGGAGTCTATGCAGGTAAGCTAGTCGATTGGTATGTTCACAAGAATCCAGCAAAACTAATCGAAACCCTTGGAAAGCATGCTCAACCTCTCCTCGAGGCTGCGAAAAGAGGGCCTGGGGCTCTCAATGCTACAAGTTATGTTCTTCAGCAAACAAGTCCAGAGTATCGCTCAAAGTTAATGCTCTTGAGTGAACAAAATTAAAATCACCACCCCTATAATCGCCATGCTCAAAATAGGAGGACATAACAATGTCAGTTCTAACTTGGGTCCATGCTCATTGGGCTATTATTGCAACAATCCTTTTTCTAATCAGTGAGTTACTCGGAGAAAGTCAAAGGATTCGTGAAAACTCTATCTTTGGCTTGATTCGGGAATTTTTACAAAGCGAGGCAGGACGAGGTTCCTCTGAGATGAAGGAAGGCTTGGAGAAAGAGTGAAGATTAAAAGTTTACTATCTATATTCTTTTTGGCTTTTGCTCTTTCTAGCTGTAGCGCAGCCGTGAGGAAGATTGATCATCAAACTGCAGTAGGGGCTTGGGATTTGACAAGCCTACTGAGTGGGTGCGGTCAGAACCAAATTGGTATTGGTTACCTGATCTGTCGCTTACCTGAACAGACCAGAATAGCTGATGTTTCCATTGAGATTCATGCACCCCCAAACCTTGAATGTGATGATAAGAATTCTTGCGTCCATTTCAAGATCTTCTACCCAGACGGTCGCCCTACTTATGCTGGAGCAATTCCAAAAGGAGAGAGTTATCTCTCGATCCCGTGGTCACAGCTTCTCGATAAAGAAGTCTTAGACCTAAAGGACCGAGGGTTTTACGGGGTCAGTGTTGTGATCCATTATAAGGGACCACAAGGGATTACCTTAAAATCATATAGCAATGGATACATTTTTCTTCACGCCGTTCGGAGAGACTATGTCTTGTTAAGCGATTCTGGTGGAGAGGATGAGAACTTCGTTTGGAAATGGAAGACAAAAACAAATCAGCTCGTAAAAATGACAACGGGAGCGCGCGTTTTCGTGTCGCAAAAATAATGACTGCAATAGTACTCATCGCTCTCCAAATCTTTCTCCTACTATTAAAGTTCTACTTTCATCATGAAAATGAGAAAGAGAAAGCAATAGCAGCCCTTCAGAACGCTCAAGAGAAGATTGACGATCTAGCGCAAAGATTTGAACTTGAGACTCGTTTTACAAAGCAATCAAAGAACTCAATAAATCATATCCAGGACAACCTAGATCAGGACCGCAAGCATGATGCCAAGAACCAATAAGGCCGCCATAAACTTAATTAAGACCTATGAAGGCTTTCGATCAAAGGTCTATTCTTGCCCTGCTGGAAGGCTAACTATAGGTTATGGACATACAGGGCCTGAAGTAAACTTTGAGAGCAAAATAAACAGGGAAGAAGCAGATGCATTACTGCTTAGAGACATTGGAAAGATAGAAGCCGGCCTTGCTTTGCTTATTAACTCGGCACTCAATGAAAACCAGTTTTCAGCCTGCGTCAGTCTTGTGTACAATATAGGTCTAAAAGCCTTTAAGGGATCAACCTTGCTAAAAAAAATCAACCAAGAGGATCTCCAAGCTGCTTCAGATGAGTTCTTGAAATGGGATCTATCGAACGGCAAAAGACTTAGAGGTCTTACTTTGAGACGGATGGCTGAGAGATCTCTTTTTCTTGCCTGAAATCTACAGAAATCATCTGAAACGCTGCGAAATATTACCATGGTTAGATGAGAGGCAATTTAGCTTCTCAAAATCTATTTGCATGGAGTTTCGAAATGAATACACTTAATATTGCGAACAGTCAGGTATCAGAATTAGATTTTCTAGATGACCTGAACTGGTTAGTTTCAAAAGAGGCAGCTAGATATTTAAGAAAGACACCTAATGCGTTGCGAATTATGGTGCACCGTGGGTATATACGCCCTCGGCGGTTACGCAGAAAGTTGTACTTTCGAAAAGTAGAACTCGATCGTGTGCTTGAATCCTCAACCTAAAACATTCAGGAGGATTCAATGGCTATTTCTAAATATGAAAAAGATGGAAAAGTATTGTGGCAGGTTTATATCGGGTTTCAAAGTACAAAAAACCCTCGAGTTAGAGTTCAAAAAAGGGTTAGAGGTCTTGAAAGTGAAAAGCAGGCCCAAAATGAAGAAAAGAAATTAATAAAAGAACTTTCAGAAAAACTTCTCAGAGAAGAATCAAAAGGGGCTACCTGGGGCGAAGTGGTTGAACGCTGGGTACGTTATACTGAGCTTAATCCCAGCAAAAAACTAGCAAGAACAACAGTACTAGATTATGAGGCAGTTCTTCGTAATTACACAAAAAATTGGTTGGACAGAGCGGCCTCAGAACTGAATAGGGCCGATGGAAGGGATGTCATTAGAAATGCTCAGGCATTAGGTCGAAGTGCAAGATTCTGCAGGGGATTGAAATATACTATCAATATGATCTACTCATGGGGAGTTGAGGAAAGACTCATCTGTGGTGCTAGTAATAGCCCTGTTTATTCATTAGAAATTGAGACAAGTCGAGAAGAGAAGAAGCCAGAAATTTTGTCTAGGGAGGAAATATGCACTTTATTGAGAAGGGCCCAGGAACAGTCGCACCCATGGTACTCAATCTGGGTAGGTGCAGTTCTAACAGGTTGTAGAAGTGGAGAATTGCATCAATTAAGAAAGTCAGACGTGGAGGTAATTTCTCGAGCTCAAGCTATTCAGCAGGATCAGTTACCTCTTGATAAAAAACGTTATGGATTTATCCGCGTTCGCAAGAGCTGGAATACACGTATGAAAGAAGCGGGACCTACGAAAGCAGGTTATTGGCGAACTATTCCAGTTTCTAGTGATCTTTACTGGTTTTTGATTCATGAATTGGCTTTAGAAGAAAAGAAGACATCTGATTTTCTATTTCCAAGACATTGGGAGTGGGATAAGGGAGAGCAGGCGAGGGTACTTCGTGCCTTCTGTATTGCAAATAAACTCCCATCCGTGAAGTTTCATACGCTTAGAGCATGTTTTGCAACACAGCTAATATCAACAGGTATACCAGCCACGGTAGTAATGAAAATATGTGGTTGGAGAGACCTAAAAACAATGCAGCGCTACATTAGACTTGCAGGGGTTGATGAAGCTGGAGCCACTGAAGGCCTGAAGTTTATTCCCTCTGAAGAGGTAGCAATGGAGACGGTAGTTAACATGTATAATTATCGTAGAGGAGATGAATAACTGTTTTTACTTTTACACAAGTATCACTTGCATCTAAATCAAAGTTCCATCTACAATAGATTAATCTAGCCCGCAAGTATGCGGAATCATTCGACAGGGGTCAATCACCCCATTTTAAAAAGACCTCCCGAGTGTAAAACAACGGAGGTCTTTTTATTTCAACGCCTGACGATTCAAGTACGGATCTCTGGATCTGGTTCATCTCGGTTCGTAGTCTTTCTATTACGGATCTCCGGATCTCCGGATCTCCTCATTCGATAGTGGAAGTGTATCCAAAACCCGCTAAGCACAAGCATTTAGAAGCCTAAGCCGATAATTTTTAAAGTTCTTATAGCCGAAAGCCCTGCGCTGGACAAGCTTAGCCAGGTTATTGAAGCCCTCAGTTCGACCATTTGTCAGTCTTGTTTCGAAGTAAGCCAGAATTTCTTTACGCCACTTCATGAGTGTCTTTCTCAGAGTGAGTAGCTCGGGAATTTTTGAGAACGCAAGCGTATCTGTCATTTTTGTGAGGACTTTGGCAGCATGCTTGGAACTAGTTATTCTGTAGAAACGATGTAGCCACTCTTTGGTGTGATAGATCTCTCGTAACTCAGGATGCTCTACAAGCCACTCAGAGATAGCAAAGCGCTGAAAGTAGTTTAAGCGGTACCCATTTCGCAAAAGAAGTCTTCGAATGGGATTGGTTCGTTGATCGCCTGTCATTTCTTTTCTTCTGCGATTGATTGCGGGATTGAGAAGTCTCAAGACATGGAATTTATCAGCAATCAGGCGAGCATTCGGGAAGTACTCTCGGGTGAAGTTTTTGAAGGGGTCACAAAGATCTACGATAACATTACGAACATTTTCACGGCCAGGGATATGGGCCAGCTGGAGTGAT